TAGCGATTCTATCCCTTTTTAGTGCGCGAACGCCTAGCTGATAGTGGCGAGTAACTTCAGCAGCAGGGGCCATATCTCCCCTTTCTATGGTGACCCTGCACTTACAAGGAATAATATGAAACTATTGAATTACTTGCTTGAGACTTACAAGATTAAGAATGATCGAGCATTGGCGCATGTACTTAGTGTAAGCACAGCTACATTGAGCAAAATTAGGAATGGTGCATCAATATCTTCAGATGTAATTCTGAAAGTGCATGAAGGATTTAAGATGCCAGTGAAAAAGATTAGAGAACTACTGTGACAAGTAAGTCAGACGCTCATCATTCCTACGTTTAACAAGACCACGAAACTCTTTTCCAGCCGCAAAACGATACAGCATGAAAGCATTAGCAGCGCCATCAAAGTCGCCTCTATTGTGTTTCATGCGTATGCTGGACTTCTGTAATGCTCCTAGCCCTGCGTTAAAAGCAAAACTGACCAAAGCGTCAAACCTGCCTTGATTGAGATTATTAGGGCAATAACGTAGAACACCTCGCTCAAAACGGTGTAAGTCATCCTGCAATATCTGATCCACTTTAGCATCTGTTAATGGCTTCATCCATTCAGTAGTACATTTCAAACGTCCTTCTGATTTAGCTAGTTTACGTTCTGCTAGTGTCATCTTTAGCTGCTCAGGAGTAGCTATCAAATGGCCTATTCCTATCGTCCACAACAAAACAGCATCAAGGTAAGGTTTCTTCCTTACTCCTTCATGATGCTTGAGCATCTTCCTACCTTCATCAGACATTTTCATTTTAATTTGCATTTATCAAAATGATATCTTTGCATGTTTCCACCACCACCTACTTTATTGCAATGTGGATATGTAACTATTTTTCTTTTACCTTTACATGCATCACTTAATTTTTTTGAAAAATTACTATCAGAAAGACGTTTTTTTGCGCCTTCTTTATATTTTTCAGGATTTCTTTTTGTACCAGTTGCCCCATTTGAATGTGGTGATAAATTATAAAGCCAATCATTTCCCCATGCAGCTTTTAGTAAAGTAGTTTCAAATAGTCTAGCATTGTCTACTGTATCTATTTTTGCAATAATTTGGAAATAAAAATCATCTAAATTTAATTTATCATTTTTTAAAGCAGTAATTATATTTTTATGACCACATTTGATATGTGATTTATGATAAGTAAGTCTTCGTTCTACATTAGAACTACTACCAATGTAAACTTTGTTAGTTACTTTATTTATTACAGCATATACGCCAATTGTCATTTTTTAAACGCCTGTGTTCCAAAATGGAAAGCAACAATAGATGACCAAATGATCTGTGTCTCATCATCCCATAACATGTTTAATGCTACATCAAATGGGACACTTGTATGTATAGCGTAGTAAAAACCAAATACATCAACAAAAACTAAAAGTCCAAACATTCCAAATGTAATAGCAGGACGGACGATAGCGCGTGTATTGATTACCCACTGACTAGCACCTTGCCCAATAGCTATATCATGCGCGTATAGTGCTTGTCGCTCGTCTGATGCAGACTTAATCTGCAATTGCTCAGTGTGGATTTCCTCAATATGTTCTTGAGATTGGAACCCTGCTTTTTGCAATTCTAATTGCTGCGTAATCTGTAATTGAGCAAGTTCAAGCTCATGCTTCTTATCAGACTTGTCTTGAAAGAAGTCTAACAACTTAGGCAATCCACCCGACAGAAAAGAAATAAGTGTAGAAAATAAAGTAAGCATTAGTCTCTCCAGTGGAACATCCAGTAAATACAGTAAATGATTGCACCAGAGATTGCAGTACCAACAATGGCAGTTAGCCAGTTCTGTATAGTCTCAATGCGCTGTGCTTTCTTACGTGCTATTGCTGCTAAACGTAGTCTTTCAGCCCTAGCTATTTCTTCAATTTCTTCTTTACGCTTTTGTACTATCTCAAGTCTACGCTGACACATTTCGTCATAAAGACCAGATTCATTACCAGAGTTATAAATCAACATCTCTTTTAACTCTTGCTCCATACGTCTCATTTGACGATTAGCGAATACAGCATCAAGTGCTTCAGATGTAGCACTCTGCTGTTTTTTACCAATTGTTTTATCAGACTTTTGCTGAATTGTAGCTATTTCAATTTCAGCTTGAGCATTAAAGAACGATGAGATGTCGTGATAACAATCTTGAATCTCATGTCCTAACTCGATTGCTTTCTTGATTCCAGCAACAGCAGCCTGTGCCGTAGCATAAGCTACTGCTATTTCTATCACTTAGTCACCAATGCAAGCAAAAGCATAATAATTGCACCAGCAGCAGTCAAAAGAATACTTTCAAGACGTTTTAATCGCGCCCAAATACCTGTGTATCGTTCTGCACAAACAGCTTCATGAGTTGAGAGCCTAGCTTCCATATCGTCCACGGTTCACCTATATTAAGATTTCATGATGTAGGCCAGCGCATAGTACGGAGGCAGGTTTGCATTAGTTCCGGAAACACCGGCAGTTTGAATAGAAATACCTGTAGCTGCTGCATTTGTATTTTTAGTAAGTGTTTTACCATAAGCACCGCCGTTATACAGGTTACCCCCCGTTTCAGTATCGGAACTAAATGAATGAACGTGCCCAGGGTCAGTAACACCGTGCGTATGACTAACAACAACCGAATTAGCAGAACCACCAGTAGCAGCTACCGCATAGGTAGAACCAGCACCTACTACGAATCGATCCCGTAGGTCCGGCGTACCACTAGTACCATTACAAAGTAACCAACCAGACGGGATCGAAGCAATCGAACCTGACCACATTACAATTACACCAGATGGGACTAATGCAACAGAAGAAGGAAACGAAGGAGTAGTAGTAAATGTAGCAACACCAGTAAATGCAGAAGTCCCAGTAAAAGCAGAAGTACCAGCTACCGTTAAATTACCACCTACAGCAAAGTTATCGCTATCTGTACCTGATTGCTGATCTTTAAGCTGTGCCATAAGCTCACGAATGGCATTGTTAATACCAGACGGAGCGCAACCCTCAGCAATGTTAATTCCAGAAATATCTGTATTATTTGCAGCAATTGATGAGTATTCGCTAATTTTATTTTTAGCCATGATTCGCAAACTCCTGTCTATATTTGTTTCTAGTTTCTATAGCAACCAATTCAGCAAATTCTAAATCATCAAAATAACCAATAGTTTTTTTAATTTTTTTTATACTTATTGATACTACCCATTTATTCAAATTTTTGTACCAAGAAACATTTTTAACTCCAGATTTATTTGTTTTTGGAGTTTTGTAATTTTCACTATTTGTTTGGTATGTTGCTTCTCTTAAATTAGATATTTTGTTATTTGACCTATTACCATCAATATGGTCAATTAAATTTGTAGGCATTTCACCATTTACATATAGCCAAGCAAGTCTATGAGCTTTATATTGCTTATTATTTATTTCAATTTGTCTATATCCATTGTATAACCACCCAGCAGAATCTCCAGCTTTAACTCTTTTTGATTTATTAAATTTCCAAGTAAAAATACCTGTATCTGAGTTGTAATCTAATATTGATTTTAAATATTCTTTAGTTATCATTTTAGACTTTTTTGTAATCAGTATTATTTGCTGGAGTAGAACTAAACTCACTAATCTTATTTTTTGCCATGTTAATCTCTGCTTTCTAAAATTCCATAATTAGCAAGTAGCTGACCTAATCCAGCCCAATATTTTGCAGATGTAGGAGACATTTTACGAAGTTGCTTTAATTGACCAATGGCATCAGGGCTAGTAATCATATCGGCTAACTGTTCTGCATTTCTTGAAGCATCTTTACGAGCAGCCCAATCAGCAAGCATTTTGCCGTAATTCTGAGGCTGTAATGCAGCACCAGCAACACGAGCAGCACCAGTTGTCATGCTTGTCATAGGAGGATTTTTAATCAGTTCCTCAGTAATTAGCTGATTAAATGCAGTATCTGAACCAAGTTTTTTAACGCGTCCAGCAGCTTGCAATACCTCTGCAAGATTCCGCATTGCATCAAATTGATCTTTACCCAAAGCTACCTGCAAAGCCTTTTGCTGCTTAATGTCACCGAGCAAAACATTCTGCCAGCTATTACCAGTATCTAGCTTATCACCCTGCTGTGAACGGATTGGCTTTTTAGCAAGATTCCATTGCTCTTCAAGATAGGCACGAGTAACAGCATTCCATGCCTCATCACCACCACCTGCAACAATTTGATCTTTTGCGTATTTAACAGTGCCTGGGCTTGCATTCTGGAATATGCGATTAGCAAAGTTTTTCATATTGTCTTTAGACATCTGTGACAATGAAACACCTGTTATACGCTCATTAAATTCATTTAAAGGCTGTGATAGTTGAGCAAACTTTTTATTTGCAGCAATGTAATCAGGATTTTCTTTTTCAATTTCAGTTAAAAGATTGTTTTTAATTCCTGTTAACTTCGCTTGAATAGTCTTATCTAAAGAGCCAAATGAATCCTCTTTAAACATTGAATCTATTTCTAACTTTGCATTATGCAGCAATGGCAAACGATCTTCAGGAACCATTTCTTTTAATGGATTACCATCTAAATCAACACCAGGCTTTTCAAGTAATGATTTAACTCTTTTTAAATACTTTGCAGCAGTGCCAGTAGGAGGCTGTGATTTAAGCATGTTATCTATTCCAGATAATACTGGTGCAGTATTTACTGGTACAGATGATTCAAATGCTTTCTCATAAATTGGAGTTACAGCTTCTTCTCTAGCTTTTTCCAATGATTGCTTTTGCAGCTCAAGTGCTTGCATACCACGATTGCCAGCAATAGCAGCGTCTTCTACTTTAGAAAGACTTCCCAAGTAATCATCAACAGCACCTTGCACTTTTGCTTCACGTTCTTTATAGAACTTTTGCATCTTTACAGACGATTCGGGAATATTTCCTAATACCTTCTGCGTACCCATCAATGAAGAAAGACCAGTAATTTCAGCAGCAGTCAAAGGAACGCCTAACTGACCAGCTTTAGAGCGCAAAGAAGCAACCATTGAAGGATTAATCTGGGCAATGTCTTTAACTAATCTTCGCTCAGTTACGGCTTTTTTAAGCATTGGAGCAGATTCGCCAAGCAAAGATAGTCCACCTGAAATTGCAACTTCAGTAGGATTGACTTCTTGCCCTGACATTAGACCAGCTATCTTTTGACGAGCATAATTACTGAGAGCAGAAGTGCCTGATGTAAGCCCAACAGCAGCAGCAGTACCCAATGGGCCACCAGCAAGCATTGGAGCAGTGGCAACACCCATAGCAATATCTGGAGCCATCTCTGCTACGTCAGGAGCGTTAAATGCCATAGTAGGCAATACACCAGATACTTCTTTGTACCATTTGCCATTATCAGCTAAATAGGAAATATCACCACCAATTACAGCATAGCGATTTTCTGGAATGCCACGTGATTTAGCAAAATAACGTATAGCTGATTTTTGCTCAGTAGGAATACCACCCATAAAAGAAGTACCAATACCTGCACCCATAGATGGATCAGAGATTGATTTTTCTGGCAAATCAATACGTGGAAATTGATTTTGTCCTGATTGCTGTCCTGAAGTAGCCCGCTGACCACCAATCAATGCAGACGCATAATCAGTGGTTTGCGTTTCTTCTATAGGCTGTGGTGATTGATTAAACAAAGCATCAGCATAATTAGTTTCAGCCATTGTAAACCTTAGAATGAAATGCCAAATTCAGCAGCTAATTGTCGTAAAACTATTTGCTTTGTAGCAGGATCAGATGGATTTAATTTATATTGCTGTTCAATTTGTTTACCACGAGACTGAATAATTTCAGGCATCTTATCCAATTGAATATTTTCCCATTTGAAACCATTTTTCAAAGCATAGTTTTTACGGGCTAACGAATATTTAGTTTGAGTTAAAGCATTATTAAGTTTTGATTGAAACTCAGTAGGGCTATCACCGTCAAACACACCACTACCAGCATTAGGTAATGTTGAAATAATACGTTTAGCTTCAGCCTCACCCATTGCTGCTCCAGTCAAATCTTTAATTGTTAAATTAAGATTTTGTACTGCATTCTGTTTATATTTTGAATAAGTACCTAAAACAGCTTTTTCATTTTCAGGTAATGCACCAAATTTATCTTTTAAACCAGCCCACTCTTGAGCAGCCTTAAACTTGATGTTTTGATACTCTGGACGGTATGAATATTGAATTGAATTTAATCGATTAATAGCATCACCAGTATTTAAAGCAGATTCCTCTACTTTACCAGCAGTACCTTTACTTAAATCACCAGTATAAACTTTAACGTCAGAACCAACTTTACCAGGCCCTTTTTTCCAATCTTCAAAGCCACCTTTATAGCCTTGAGATTGAGCATATAGAAAGCTCTGTACATCACTAGGCTGCTCATTTCTTGTACCAGAAACAAGATCAATTTTTCCCTTTGAGTCCATTTGGTACACTTGACCCAATGATGTATCAAGACCTTGAGCCGTAGCTTGCTCTTTTGTCATCGGAGCAGCTTTAGCACCTGTATAAATAGGCACACCAGTAGCCTTATTTACCAAAGCATTATCAACAACAACAGTCTCAGGAGTTCGTTCTTCTTTCTTAATATCACGAATGATCTGCATAGCACCCGCTGGATTAGAATCCAACATTGCTGCGAGTTCTGGGTAAGCCATCTTTAACTCATTGATACCAGCTAATTGACGCTGTTGAGCGCCGATCTGTTGCTGTTGACCGTACTGCGCCAAACCCTTCTCATAAGCTCCAGAAGAGGCATTGAAGCCACCAGATAAAGAACCTAGTATATTCTGTAATGCAGAGCGTCTAGGGCCTTGTGAACTCATTCCTTGTGCTAATGACGATGCCAAACCAAGTAAGCCCTGTAAGTTAGCACTAGATTCAAGTGCTTTTGTACGATCAGCACCAAGCAACCCCTCATACCCAGCAGGAGCAGAACCAAATACTCGTGGCATAGACATATTTTGAATTGCAGAAAGGTTTGGTACGTAATCCTGCAAAGAGATATTTTTAAGCCCAGATAGGTCAGGCAAACTATTTAAAAATGATTGATTGCTTGACTGATAATCCTCTGGTGCAACATCAGGCATAGGATTTTGAAACATCGACAGTATTCCCATGATTTATCCTAACAAAGAAATAGGCTGCGGATTGTACTGTTGTGCGCTTAACAATTTTGCAAAATCAACAGGAGGTAAAGGTTGCCCTCTTTGAACTTGCCCTGAAACTGCTTGTGCAGTAGGGCCTTGCTCCAATAAACCTTGTGTGGCATTCATTACTTGCATTGATTGCTTTGGATTTTCATAAGCCCATTTACCAACACCGCCAACTTTATCCCAAAGAGTTGGACCAGCAAGATTCTGGTAAAAAGATGGCGCAACATTACCACTAACGCCACCCATTGAAGCAGCAACATTTGGCATCCCGGCAGTTGTAAAACCACTACCTAAAGTAGAACCCGCTACGCCTGACATTGGCAATGTAGAAGGAACAGCACCCATAACTCCGGGCAATGCAGCACCACCAGCACCAATACCAGTACCAGCGCCAGCAGCAGCACCAGTTGCACCAGTTGCAGCGCCAGCAGCGCCAGCGCCTAATGCAGTGCCACCAGTAAACCCCACAGTTGCGCCAAGCATTGCGCCTTTTAATGGGTCTTTGGGTTTTAATGCTGCTCCAGCAGCAGCACCAACCATTGCTAAAGTTACCGGATCAGCCATTATTTACCCCCTGATGATGTGGTAGTAGTAGTCTGACCAGCAGGTACACTACTAAACAGATTAGCAAAATTCTGCAACTTCATTTGTGGCAGGTTTTGCTCGTAGTTATAACGATTCATTTGATCTTGCAAAGCAGCTTTTTGGTATTCTTCACCACCTTGACCAGCTTTAAGCAGCGCCTGAATATCAGTGTAATCAGCTTGTGCCAAAGCAGGAGCGCCAGCAATTGCATTAGCCTGACGTTGTGCCTCTGCCTCAGAGGATTGATAAGCAAGATTAGACATTGACTCACCAAGACCACGACCAAGACCAGCAGCCTGACGTTGAGCGATCTGTCCCATAGCACCAGAGCCATAACGACCAGCAGTTGATGCCTGACTCTGCAAACCACGAGTAGCCTCTTGTGCAGCCTCTACGGTAGGCGCATAAGCAGCAGACAATGCACCTTGCAGGAATGGATTAACGCCACGACCTTGGACAGTAGCTAGTTGCTGTTGCTGCGCTGCTTGAAGTAGTGGAGAACCTGCTGTAGCACGTTGCTGTGCCATTTGAAGTGCTTGGTTTGTTGCATCAGACGGGCCAACAAAAGTCTGGCCTGGAAAGAATGAAGGGTTAGAACCTTCGTACAGTTTCTTGCCTTCTTCCAAACCATACGTTACATAAGGTTTTAAGAACGGATCAATTTCTGTTGTTGTTACATTACCACCGCCACCACCGCCCATATTAGACCTCACATATCCATTGTTTAGGACGGAATCCTAATTGAGCCGCCCTGCGCTGCCAACCAGCTCGATGACTTGAGAAGGTTATATATTTCGAGTTTGCTTGACTAGCCAAAATTTTTATGTATTTTAAACCATTTTCAACTATCAGTTGGTTATTTTCTAACGTATAACCAGCCCAAACGTGCATAGTATGTCCCATCGGCTGCAATACAAAGAACCCAGCATACCGTTGATTTTCAAGACATACCCAAATCATTGACTTACCATTAAATAAGTCTGTGTACACATCCTCAACAATCCAGTTTTCAGGACTAGTAGTTTTAATCTTATCCAAGCCTGGTTTAATAGTAGGCCACCAAGCACGCAAATCATCTTGCTGGAT